TCGTACTGCTGACTGACAAAATCTAAAACTAGAGTCGGCGCTTCGGCTGGAAATCTTTCACCCGCTGGATCGTTCCCCGATATACCAACACCCGTTTCTAAATTAAGCTGAAGACTGTGCTGCGCGGTACGTTCAAAGTTGTTCTGGCCCGTAGGCAGCGCCCGCCATGTGCGCAGCCACTTTTGAATCTGCCCATCGTCCGAGTAGTCATCAAGATCAAAAGCGTAGATTTTGCCGTTTTGAAAGTCGCCGACCACAATCTCGTTGTTAAACGCCATCTGGCAGTTGCTGCGGTGCCGGGTAAAGTTACCGTTGTCAAACCCGGCTCTCTCGTGCCACGCCTGCGTTGCCACGTCATACACCCATGTGGTGTTGGCCGATGGAAAGATCAGCACATAAAAACTATGGCCGTCTTGTTGGTACGTGTACCCAAAAGCGTCGGTGATGTCGCTGTATTGTTGGATGTGCCACTCAACAGCGTGTGTTGAGATGCGGGTGCCCGTGTAGCCGTTGGCCCGGTAGACGATGCCCTTGCCACGGGCGTCAGAACCCAGCCAGAACACGCCGTTATCGAGTTTGGCAAGTGAGTAAGGGGATATGCAGCCAATCTCGTTAAAAGCGCCTTGAATGCGCTGTAACGGAAAGTCTGGGGTGCCTGCGTTGTACCAAACCTCGACCGAGTTGGTGCCCAGCACCCAGACCTCACGGTGGTCAACAATCAAACCAGTGACTTCATCGGGAGCACCTTCGGCGCTTGCAAAATCCAGCGGGTCCACGGACAGACCATCCAGCAGACTGGTAACCCAAATTTTTTGACTGTTTGGCTCGTTGAACACGAAGTAGCCGTCCAGATAGCCCACGCTTACCGCACCAGGAAAGTCTGGGTCAGTGATCTGCTGGAACACGTTTGTTGTGTTGTTGTAAATGTAGCTTGGCCCGTTGGCTGCGATAAACAACTGAGTGCCGTTATCGGCAATGCTCACAGGACCAGTGCCTACCACAGTGCCCAGCAGTGTAGCCGTGTAGCTGCGGTTGATCTTGAACAACTGAGTGCCCGACACGACGAAGGCGGTGTTGCTGTCAGGCGCAAAATCCCACAGACCACGAATTGGACCAGTGCCGATTGTTGCCAGTCGGCGCAAGCCTGGTGCGCGGTTTAAAAACGCAGGCTCTAGTCCACCCTCGGGGATGACTTCGGGGAACAGGTTGACCATGCGGGCATCCGCAGCGTTGACGCTGCGGGTGACGTAGCTGCTGCCCAATATAGGTGTCTTCATGCTATACTCCTATTCATATTAAATGGAGTCAAGCTATGGAAACGTGGAAACCAGTTTTGGACTTTGAAGATTTGTACGAGGTGAGCGACCTTGGAAATGTGCGCAGGATTGCCAGAGGTAAGACCCTTGACGCCGCCAAAATTCCCGAAGCCAAGCAGATGTTTGAGCACGGCGCGACCCTTAAACAAGTTGCTGAGTTTTTGGGCACCAGCATACCCACGGCCCATTCTATCAAGCTGGGTAAGACGTGGGTCGGTGACGCTGCGTATCGCCCGTTGAAGCCTCGCACAGACACGAAGCACTATCTGCAAGTCGATCTTGTGCGCAACGGCAAGTACACCCGCAAACGGGCGCATCGCATAGTGTGGGAGGCGTTTAACGGGCGTATTGAAGGCCGACTGGAAATAAATCACAAAGACCTTGACCGCGCCAACAATCGACTGGATAACTTGGAAGTTGTCACGCATCAGCAAAATCTTCAACACGCGATCGACACCTACAAGGCCAAAGGGCTTTTGCGGGCGGTTAAGGGTGTGAAAGGATTTATTGCTGGAAAACATAGCAACTATACTTGTTAAAAATTTCCAGAATAGATGTTGAACCGCTGACGATTTGCCACCACAGCGTAGGGCAGACTCATCACATCGTATGGGTTGTTGATGCGCTTGAGGTTACGCTTGCTTGTCATGGCAACGCGCTTCACCTGTGGGCTTGGCTCCACGCCAAACTCGGGCGCAATCTCCATCGCCAAGTTGTAGGCAAACGCCCGCATGTAACCTGGTGGAAAGAACAACTCAGTTGCCAGTGTGGCAGGCTCTGTTAGCTCTTGCACAGAAATAAAGTGCCACTCCAGCAACTGCGTTGGCTTGGGGTAGATGTACATCTCCACGTTCGGAAACGTGTTGTTGACAAAAATAACCTGCGGAAAAGTCGATGTCGATGTCTTGACAGCGATACCGTTGTATTGGTCTTGGTTAATGAACTTGATGCCATACGACACGCCACTGGGGGCGCGGTAGTAGGTGGCATCATCAAGCTGAATAGGGCGGTTGCCCACAAAGTCGCCAGAAGGGCCAAGGGTTTGTTTGATCTCACCTATGGGCCAGTTGAAAATCTGGTCTTGAGTGCAAAACACAGACAGGCGCTCGGTGTTCCACGAGTCGATCATCTGGTTTAGCGCGGTCAAACTGTCTTGACTGGTAGCCGCTGACGGAGTTTCACCTTCGGCAAGAACGCCAAGCAGCCTGAGTGCCCGGTTGATCTGTTCGCCAGCGGTATAAGCCATGTTACTTCCCTTCGGATTCGTCGCTTGCCAGCGTGTCGCTGTTGGGCTGTTCGATGGATTGATCGGTCACTTTGCGGGTGTACTTGCGTTTTGACGCTTCAACTACCGACTCAGATGCCACCTCAACAGGTGTGTCAGGATTGTACTCTGACCAGCCGTTTTTAACATCGTTGTTGAGTTCTTCTTGGTTGGTGGCAACTTTAGCGCCGAACTCAGGATGTACGAGGGTAATGTTCATTTAAATCTCCATGTGAGAACGGGGCCGAAGCCCCGTTTTAGCAGTTGCTCAAGGATTAAGCAATGCGATAGATTGAGTACGCTGCGTCACCTGTTTTGCGGAAACGAAACGTGCCAGATGTGTTGCTGGTTTTGGTCAGCGAATCTTGGATCGTGTCGTTACCAACAAGAGTGTTGCCCGTGCCAGCGGTGAAGACCACATCGTTTGCCGCATTGTCACCAATGTTGATAAAAGAGCAGTCAAATGTTGAGCCAACTTTAAGGCTAGAGAATGCAGCGTCAAGCAGTGCGCCTGTTGGGAACACGTAAGCGCCTGCGTCTGTGCCGCCTGAGTCCATAGTACACACACCAGCAGCCAAATCGGCTGCTGTGATGGTGACAGACGCGCCAGTCAATGCAACGGGTGCGCTGGTGTTGGAAAAACTGATTTCGCCAAGATTGCCGTCACCAACTTGGTAACCGCTTGCGCCATTAGGGAGTGCCATGATAATTTCCTTTCAGATTGATTTAAGAACAGGGGCCGAAGCCCCCGGTTCGATTTAGCCGAAAATGCGGCAAGCCATTTGTGGACGAATGGTGTTGAAACCATACAGAACGTCAACACGGCAAGGCATACGGTCGTTGTTGATGTCGTACTGACGCACAACACGCAGGCTGATACCGTTGTGAACGGCACGGCTGGCCATATCAACGCCTTGTGGCAGCAACAGGTCGGCAGTGGCAAACGCGATGGCGTCGCGGTGGTACACCAAGTTCTGTGGGAAAGAGCCGCTGGCGGCACCCACGAACACAACTGCTTGACCGGAGGCAGGCAAGGACACCACGGTACACAGAGCGTTAGCCGCCGAGTAGATCGGGGCAACAGTCACGGTGGCTGTGGTGGTAACAGTCGAGGACGAGATTGCCACGAACTGGAACAACGCGCCTGTGGACTCACGAGTCTGTGGGTTAGCGGCAAAGCAACCAGCGATGGTGAACACGTCACCAGGGTTGATGGTTTCACCAGAACCGACAGTCAGACTCAAAGTGGTTGCGCCTTGAGCAGTCACGGCAGCAGCAGTAGTTGCACCAGTAGCAGCACGGGTGCCGCAAGTGTGAACCTTGATGGACTGGCTCATGTTGACTTCTTCGTAGCCCAACACTTGCTCACCCATCATGCCGTTCTTGAACTGGCGAGAGATGACATCTGTGGGGTTGAAGAAACCAGACAGACCGTTCACCAAAGCAGCGTTAGCGGCAGGGTTCACGGTAGCGTAACGAGGCGACATGGTAGCAGCGTTCTCGTTCAGCTTTTGCTGGGCTTGCAACAGCACCAAAGCAGTGGCAGGGGCCGTGCCGGGAGTACCGACAGTATTGCCCACCAAGCGGTATGCGTTGGCAACGTCAGCGTCCACGGTAGAGGCCAACTGGCTGATACGTGGCTTCAAGACACGCTCTGCGAAGTCGTCCAACTGCATGGTCAATTCAGCTGATGTGAAGTTGATACCGATGTGCTTCTG